AGAGGGTAGTTAACCCTCTCTGTAAAGTAAGTTTGTGTGATTCACTTGGTATAAGTTTTACCACGATAGCAAAATGTACCGTGAGTTTCCTTACTCTCTACACAACGTGTATCATACTCAACACCACGATAAGAGGTGTGAGAGATCTGAGCGTTGTGAAGTGCAGCAGCTTTGTTAATCTGCTTACGAATGAGGTTAAGTGTGTTCATTTGTTTACTCCTGAAGTAGTAGGGATTTTACTCCGTTCCTTCAGTCGTTTGCGTCCCAATACCACTCACATTCAGGCGCTGATTCCTTTACGGTTTCTACAAGTTCTACTTTGATATTATCTGGTAGATTCATGTGCCTTTCAATCCTCAACATTACTGCCGAAGACTGTTCGCATGAGAGTGTAGTATACAGAAGTATCTCTGGTATCATGGGATGAACGCTCCGTTCCGCGACTTACTTGCGTCCTCCTTACGGGGGATGAACGACAGGTCTATTATAGACCCTCATACACTATTTAGTCAAGTATAAATAATTGTGTGTCTTTCGTGCGGCACACTCTACATTCGGAAAATACCACATTGTGGTACGGGTTTCGCACCGTACCACTTTTTATGTTATGCTATAAATAAATTTGATGAAGGATCGGTTCTATGCAACCCCTTCATCGCCAACGGTTGCCTTCGGGGACCACACAAAAAAACTCGCTTAATAAGGAGCATAAAATGACGGGTCTAACGCACTACACGTCCAGTGACATGGGCAAAATTCTTGATGCTGTAGGAAAATACAGTGTCGGACTTGACGATGTTTTCCACAGGTTACATTCATATGGTATGGATAATCCTGGTGGTTCATATCCTCCATATAATATTGTAAAAGAATCGAACGTCAAATGGCGTATCGAACTAGCACTGGCTGGGTGGTCCAGAGATAACATTGAAGTCACTACAGAATCCAATGTTTTGATCATCAAGTCCAAGTCTGCGAAGGAAGAAAATTCAGAGGAGTACATGCACCGTGGGGTAGCATCTCGTACCTTCGCCAGAGGTTTCAACTTATCCGACGATGTTGAGGTTGGAGAAGTTAAGTTTGTTAATGGTATGTTGATTATTGATCTAAAGAGAATTATTCCAGATCATCAAAAATTAAAGACATATGATATTGAATAAATAGAATTGAATATCGTCGCCGCTAGAGGGGCAACTGGCAAAAACCAGTTGACGCCCCTCTTTTTTTGTGGTATGATAGATGAAACCAGGAGTCCCTATGAACCTACATGTAATCGAATTGATAAATGGTGCAATTGTTGTAGCTGATGTGGAAGAGCTTGAAGAAGAACCTTCATGTTTCTTAAAAAACTGTAGAGAACTTATTGACACTGATGGTACAATAACATTTAGAAAGTGGCCTTTATATACAGATGAAACTGGTACGTTGATTTATTCAAATCGTATCTTAACAATATCTACACCATCTGACGAAGTAGAAAGTCTTTACAAAAAATCAATCAATTCATGAATTTTTACACCAACGTTCAACTTGTAGGAGATCAAATTCTCTTTCGTGGATATCAACATGGAGAACGTGTGATGTTCAGGGACAAGATTAATCCTGTCCTATTTGTACCATCCCCAAAAGAAAGCAAGTTCAGAACGCTGGATGATAAATTTGTTAAACCCGTGAAGTTCATGAACCCACGGGAAGCAAGAGATTTTATCAAGAAGTATTCTGAAGTTGATAATTTTGAGATCTGTGGTTACGAAAGATTCTTGTATCAGTATATCGCTGACAAGTTTCCACAGGAAGAAATCAAGTTTGATATGTCTGTAATGAATATCATTACACTTGACATTGAGGTTGAGTGTGAGAATGGATTCCCAGATGTAGAAAGTGCATCGGAATCTATCCTCTGTATTACCATCAAAGATCTAAATAGTAAAAAGCTTATTGTTTGGGGTACAAGAGAGTACGACAACAAACGCGAAGATGTTGAATTTATATACTGTCATAGTGAGAAAGATCTTCTAGATAAATTTCTCAATCACTGGGTTCAAAACACTCCTGATATTGTTACTGGTTGGAATGTTTATCTATATGACATTCCATATATTTGTAGGCGTTTAGAACGTGTTTTCTCTGAGAAACATATGCGTTCTCTCTCCCCATGGAATCTGATTAACTATAGAGAGTTTTTCATCCATGGAAGGAAAAATATTGCTTACGATCTTGGTGGAGTTTCTTGTCTTGATTATCTTGATCTATATAAGAAATTCACTTATACAAACCAAGAATCCTATAGACTCGATCATATCGCGTTTATCGAACTGGGTCAACAGAAACTAGATCACAGTGAGTTTGAGAACTTTAAAGCGTTCTATACAAACAACTGGCAAAAGTTTATTGACTATAACATTCTTGACGTAGAACTTGTTGACCGTATGGAAGACAAGATGAAACTGATTGAGTTGTGTTTGACGATGGCATATGACGCAAAAGAAAACTATGAAGATGTATATTCACAGGTAAAAACATGGGACAATATTATCTTCAATTATCTAAAAAAAGATAACATTGTTGTTCCACCAAAAATTACACATAAAAAAGATTCTGCATACGCTGGTGCATATGTTAAGGAACCTATTCCAGGTAGGTATGATTGGGTTGTGTCTTTTGACCTTAACTCTCTATATCCTCACCTGATTATGCAATACAACATCTCACCAGAAACTCTGGTAGATGAAAAACATCCTACAGTTACGGTTGATAAAATTTTGAATGAACCAATTCTGTATGATGAGAAGTATGCTTTGTGTGCAAATGGTGCTCAGTACAGGAAAGACTTCCAGGGATTTCTTCCCAAACTGATGCAAAAAATGTATGATGATCGTGTCATTTTCAAAAAGAAAATGCTCATTGCAAAACAAGCATATGAGAATACACCATCAACAGATCTTTCAAAAGAGATTGCAAGGTGTAACAACATTCAGATGGCAAAGAAGATCTCTTTGAACTCTGCTTATGGTGCTATCGGTAATGAATACTTCAGGTATTTCCGAATTGCAAATGCGGAAGCGATTACTTTGTCTGGTCAGGTTTCTATCCGATGGATTGAATCCAAGATGAATAGTTATCTAAATAAACTGTTAAAAACGGAGGGAGAAGATTATGTCATTGCTTCTGATACTGATAGTATCTATCTCAATATGGGTCCTGTGGTCGAAACTATATACGGTGGGAGAAAGGCGTCTGATGATAAGATTGTTACGTTCCTTGATAAGATCTGCCAAATGGAACTTGAAAAGTATATTGAAAGTTCTTACAAAGCGTTGGCCGACAAAGTAAACGCATACGATCAAAAGATGCAGATGAAACGGGAGAACATTGCTGACCGTGGAATCTGGACTGCAAAGAAAAGATATATTCTTAATGTGTGGGATAGTGAAGGTGTTCGTTATGAGAAACCCAAACTAAAGATCATGGGTCTTGAGACTGCTAGGAGTTCTACTCCTGCATATTTTAGAGACAAATTGAAGAAAGCATTTACGATAATTATCAACAATACTAATGATGATCTAATTTCATTCATTGATGATGTTCGTAAAGAATCTAGAGAACAAGGTGTTGAAAACATTTCATTCCCTAGAGGATGTAATGGTCTAGACAAATATCGGAGTTCTGCAGATTTATACAAGAAAGGTACACCCATTCAAGTGCGTGGTGCTATTCTTTATAATCACTTTATTTCCAAGAAGAAATTGCAGAATAAATATCCATTGATTCAGGAGGGAGAGAAGATCAAGTTTGTATACTTGAAAACTCCAAATCCAATTGGTGAGAATATCATTGCTTATTTGCAAACTCTACCCAAAGAGTTGAACCTAGATAAGTATATTGATTACGACAGACAATTTGAAAAGAGTTTTGTCGAACCGTTAAAAAACGTTGTGGAAACCATCGGGTGGCAAGTTGAGAAGAGAGGAACACTTGAATCTTTCTTCGTTTGATGGTAGAATAATTTTAACAAGGAGTATTTTATGAGTTTTCTTA